AACCCGAAAATTCAATATGGCTGGTATCATCCAACATTGAACCCAACTAACTGGACGATTCGGGCGAGGATGTTTAACGCTTGTACGAATCAGGAATATACCGACCCATTAACGGGTCAGAACTATGCCGATATATTTATGCGTCAGGCTGGAATATTCTTGAGCCAAGACCGCACCGCATCGAGCAAGACATTACCGATAAATTCTTGGTATCGCTGGACGCAAAACGCTCAAATTTGCATACCCTCAACTTTGCCTGCAAACTTCCCGAGTCAGTTTTATTTCACTTTTGAGGTCAAGAATTTCGCCAACGCATCAAGCACCGTTTACAGCCAACTTTACGAAATAGACACCTGCTCAAATACGGTCTATTTAGAGGGTGCGTACAGCCTCAAAGACTGCTTCGGGTATGATTACTCCATCCCAAAAGATAATATCATAGGCGAGCAGAAATACACGCCATTTGACCAAGTTTTATTCGGAACGGCATTATACAACAACATTTCCAACCAATACCGCAACGCTCACCGACTGCGTGGCACGGCTTCGTATGTGGGTAGAATGATTGAGAAAGACATACCCGAGCGTCAGTGTTTATCAATCAAAACGAGCATAAAAGAGCAGTACAATGTCAAATTGAAGCCAATACCGCCTTATGTTGCCGAGATTGTGAATAACAACTTATCTGGCAAGGTAGCGTATTTGTCTGGTGTGCCGGGCAAAGGTGCAATCGAAGTACAACCGAATGGCGGTGCTGAAAAGGCAAACGACATCAGCAATATGTGGGTAGTCGATTTGACATTAAACGGGTGCGAATGTTTGGATTATCACCAATGTTAATTATCTTTGTGCCGTTGTCATTTATTAAGGTTTAAGTGGGATGCAGGAGGGGTGATGTCCTCCTGCATTTTTTTTATTTATGAACAATTCAGAATTAAGACGCTCAGTCCAAGAAGCACTCGTTCAAGTCGAAAAAACCTTGCTCAAAAAGAATGAGGAATACGCAACCGATAACGATGTGTTCAGGAATTTCCGTACCGGCATAAGCCTGCAATCTAAACCGCAGGCAGTCGCTTGGGAATACATGACCAAACACCTGCAATGGATTAAAGACGCCATCCAGACCGACCACAAGCCGACCCATGCCGAACTGGACGAGAAGTTTATCGATGCGATAAATTACTTACTTATCATTCGTGCAATGTATCAGGACAGGTCGTAATTTTTTTATTTGCAAATTTATTTTTATCTTTGTACAACCTCTCCCAGAGGGTAGGCAGTTTGCCATATTTCGGGAATGTCAAATCGTTCTCACTACTAAACAAATCAATATGCCATTAACTTGCACCGGATGCTCAGTTAGCGTCCCTACCCTCTCCGCATCATGCGGAAAAAACAAGAAGCAAGGCGGTCTGCCATACCTTGCCATCGTTGCTTGTGATTACACCTTTACAAATCCAACTGACCCAGCAGAATGGGCAAGTGCCATCAGTGCCAACAACGCAAGAGTTGTTAAAGGTCTGCTCGGTTCACTTGCTGACCCGTCCAACACTACCAAGCGTATCGGTTCTTGCGACCCTGAAACTTTGTTAGGTCGTGTCTGGACGCTTAACTTCCAAGATTACAACTTCACCGAAACAGGCAGTCCGCTTGTGTTCGAGAAAGAAGCGTTCTACAACGATATTCAAGCCGACCCAAGTAAGTACTATTTATACTTTGGTTCTTGCGATGGCAGAATGTGGTTAGTTTCCGACTTCACATTAATGATGAATGTAATCGTTCCCGATAACAACCAAGATGCAAGATACATGAATGTTCAAGTCATGTATCAAGGATTGACAATGGGAACTCAATATGTTTTCGATTTAGGTACAGTTTAATCCGCCCGTAAATCATGGCATACGAGCCTATTGATACGGGTTTCGGGTTCTACTTTGACCCCGAGGAACGACCTGATGCGTACCTGCGCTGGGCAGAGCAGTATTACTCGATGATTGTGCATACGCAAGGTCATAATCCGGGTAAACTGCTCTACCTACAACGCCCGAACGAAGCCGATGATATCTACCGTTACCGTCTGGCTAATTTCGAGGCAATTACAAAGGGGGCAATAAGTCGGGCAAAAAACGAGGTGTTCAGTCCTATCGGGTCTGCCAAGTTCTCATACAAGATGGACGAGGACACCGAGGAATACATTGAACGCCCTGTTTTCGGCATGTCCGGGGGTTACGGTACTGGATATGACTATTGGCAGTACATATTCAAGATTGCCTGCGAGCGAATCATTGACGACCCGAACGGCTACCTGACTTGGATGCCATTCGGAGAAGGTACGACCGACCCGACACAAAAGGTTGAGTTATATCCATATCAGATTTATTCGGTCTGCATAACCCGACTCACAAAGGACAGAATCACCTTTTACAAGCCAGAGGAACGCTTTTATCTAAACTCAGGCACAACAGGTCGGATATTTTACACGATAGACAGAGAGGCTTATTATCGCCACTATGAGATTGAACTGCCTGACGATAAGACCACATTCGGAACGGAGTTAATTTACCGTCACAACTTAGGAGAGATACCTATCGTGTTGAATGGTGGATTTCGTAAGTCGGCAATCGGTCAATTCGATTACAAGACACGCAAAGCCGTATGGGGAGAATCAACTTATATGGGTTGGTCTCCTTATTCATTCACAAGCGGGTCGGCATTGTTGCAGAATACCTATCTGCCTCAATTTATCGACTATCTCGAATCGTTCTTTGTCGGGTTTGTTGGATATGCGAACGAGGCATTAAAGACCTTTGACGATTGGAAAGGTGCAAGAGTAATGACTTCCAACCCGATCCGAGTTGAGAAGCAGATGCCTTGTACTGCCGAGGGTTGCAATAACGGCTATGTCTGGGGTCATGATAGCGAGGGCAACGACTCAAGGCGTGCGTGTAATACCTGCAACGGGTCAGGCGTAATGGTTCGCAGTCCGTTTGGCATTTATCAAGTCAAAGTACCCGATAGCACAACGCTCGAAAACCAGACGCTTGTTGATGACCCCGTGTCGTATGTATCGCCTCCGGTCGATGGACTCGAGTACATGCAGAAAGCGTGGGAAACATTGATACACAAAGCCGAGTTGGAATTGTATCAACTCTTCACCGATTCGGCTCAATCAGGCGAGGCTAAAAAGGTGGACAGAGAGGGCAAGTATGCGATGATAATGGCAATGTCAAATCACATCTTTGACCATATCATCTACAATCACCTGAACTTCCTGATTCGTTTACGCAACATAGTCAATCCTGAACCTCCGATAATCGTCAAGCCGACATCGTTTGCAATTCGTGACGAGGGAATGATTATCGAGGAGTTGAAGCAGTTGAACGAAGCGGACGCACCGATACCGGTAAAAGTCAAAGCACAAAAAGACCTGATGAAAAAACGCTTCTCAGGCAAAGCCGAGGCGAGCGAAGTCATTGAGTTGATGGTGCAGTTTGACCCGTTATATGGGCAATCTATGGAAGACATTGAGCGGATGCAACGGATGGGGGCGATTGATACCAGAAGCGTTCAGAAGCATGCGTATTGCTACCATGTGTTGGAAAGGGTCATGGAGAAAGTTGACGAGGTCGAATACGACATGGAAGAGCCTGAGATTCTCGTATTGATGGAGACCGAGTTCAATACTATCGTTCCTCCACCTGCCACGCAGATTCAGATTCCAGTATTTGAATAATGGCGAAGCGTTCACCCGAAGATGAAATCGACCTGCTCATTGATAACTTGGTTGATAATGCCCGTAAAGGGGCAGACAATGCAACTGAGCGAATCATTAAGTTATTGGACAAGTACTTGGACGGTTTCCAGTTGTCTGATGGAACATTCGTTTTATCTGAGCAAAACAGCCGACTTCTCACTGGTCTGGACTCCGAAATCGCCAAAGCAATCAACGCAAGTACCTACCCATCCAGCGTGTCCGAAATCGTCCGAAGCCTGCCCGAAATTGAACGATTGAGCGAGATGGTACTGCGTCAATACAATAGCACCTTTGCATTTGATTTCGACCGATTGGGGGTATCTCAATTACGCCTGATGCAAACCGAAACAATCGTTCAGAACATGACCGGCACTGGTTTGACTGCTGAGATTAGACAACCGATTCGTGATGCAATAAATCGAAATGTTTTTGCAGGGGCGAAAGTGACCGATACCAAAGCGAGACTGCGTGACTTCCTGCTTGCTTCCGAGTCGGATAAAATGAACCGAATGGCAAGGTATGCAAATGTCTGGGCGCAGGATGGCATTATGCAATATGACGGCATGATATACGACCGATTCCGCACCGAGTACGCACCGAACAGTATCAGGTACATAGGCAGTCTAATTGGCGATAGTCGTCCGCAGTGCGTTCGCTGGATAACGAAGTACAATGGTAAAATTCCAATGAGTAAGTTACAAAGTGAAATAAATTGGGCGTATAACAACGGGTCAGGAATGAACCTTGCTACTACCAAAGAATCATTCTGCACATATCGTGGCGGTTACAACTGCCGACACAAAGCAATTCCCGTATTTGAAAGTGAGGGCGAAGACAATGGGTGACAATCACGGGCAATCGGAATCAATCGGGGGCATCTTGTCCTCAATTTTGGGGTATATTATGGCACATTTTTTTTCTGTTGATGCTATTTTTTTCAAGGTAGTTATTGCCCCGGCAATCGGTGCGACTATCGGTTTTTTCGTAGTAAGATTTTGGAAAAAACTTTTCGACAAAAATGAAAAATCAGATAAAACAAATGAATAAACACGACTGGATTATTATCCTCTTCTCGATGCTGATTGCTACGGCAACAGCCAACGCACAGGACACGGTGTATATCGCCAATTCTGGAAGTAATGTAACTATCACCTACAAAGGCTCGGTCAAGTCCGTACCTCGTAGTTTGATTAGTGCCAATAAGATTGTCAGTCCTATTCTGCCGACACAAGTATCAATCTTTAACGGGGCGTCACAAGTTGATTCTTGGACATTTAACTTCTA